CTCTCTATTACAAAGACTAAGGGGTCCCGTCACCCCATTGAGCCAGACTTTCATGACGGTTCACTCGCACGAGGGCTGTATCTTCTACCAACCAGGTCTCACCCATTTCAGAAGGGTACCATGACTAATGGTTAACAGAGAAATTTGAAGATCAGCGACGACCGAAAACTAAGATCCCCAGGCAATCTGTGGTATAAGCCTGAAAAGTATGTTTCATACTAGGATAAAAGTATCGCTACGTCCCACAATCTATCATCAATGTTAACAACTTCCACCTACGTCTTCATTGTAGGCAGCACGGCTGTAAAAACTCGGAAGGAAGACAACGTTGTCAACCTCAAGAAGTGCAAGTTCACCAGACATCTGGCAACCAAATTTCTCAGTTAATGGTAAGGAACGCTCAAGCTAAGTGATTATGCTTCGCAGATCATCTTGGCGTGTTTCAACCAAAAACGAGAATTAATATCATCACTGTCTATACATAACTTTCTCAAACCACAAAGGTGAGGAAACACAGGACTATTATCAAAGTCATCGGATACTGATCCGACACCTCGACCATCTTTCCAATAACGGGGCAAATGAGCGGAACGCCAAAATCTTGAATTACGGGCGATGTCTTTCGAAAACATTTCTTCGACATCACCGTCCTCCAAGATATTCATAAAATTAGGCGTAGGTTTAACGACATCTTCATAGAAGAATTGTTTCGCCTTAGAACGCTTTATGCCTACACATTTAGGTTCGGCTCGAGAAAAGAGAAGACTAATTGTTAAATATCTCTCAAACTCGGACAGAACCAATTGCTCATAATCACGATGTGTATACTCAACACCGTAATTACGAAGAACTTTTTCTTTGTAGGAATTGATGGTCCATTTATCCTTTGCAGAAAGTTTTAAAGGAGTTTTAAAGGAAGACTTAAAACAGTTAAACTTAATACCGTTGCATATCCGTCTATCGATCTGACTAATACAGTCTTCACTAGTTTTTTCAAGATCTTTAGGTCGCAAACCGAGACCTCCATAAGAAGGGTCGACATACCAAGGAACACCACTTGAGCTAATAAGTTCATGGTTAACCTGGTAAAAATAATTATTAGTCGACTGTCGCAATTCTGGAGGACATAAATTTAAAATCTCGGACTGACGTGCTTGCAAATTAGCAATTTTAAAAAAGTCAGTATCACAACCTTTAGCAACGGATCTGGGATTGCCCTCTACTAGGCTAATGAGAACTTTACCTATTCTCTTAAAATTAGACCAGTAAGGTTGGGCATCAGGCCAATCAGACTCAGTGTTAGTTAAGCGATAAAAAACATAAGGATTAACCCTCATAAAATTTTGAGAATTAATTTGAAGGAAATCCTTAGAATAATAACACTTCCCTACACTGGGTTCAAGACCTGCGATCTTTCCAAAGATCGACCACAGGTCTCGGCAATTTCGGTTGGCAAGGAAGAGACAGTCATCCCCATTAATCATCAAGGGCATATGCCTTAGGGTTAATGAACGATATCTTTTCCTACTTATCTCGATCGCAGAACCACAGATTGCGGCATTTACCATACATAAAACAATAAAAGATGTTATCGACCCCATCAGTTGGCCACCCTTTTGATTTAACTCAAGAGAGTAACCTTCTTTAAAGGTTTTAACATAAGTATGGTCGGTCAAGGACTCACAAAATAACCTAGTCATCAAGGGTCCAAGACACAAAATCGATGAAATCGATTCCGCAGCTGCGCTACTAAGTTCCGCCCTAATACAATTAGTGGCATCAGAATAATCACCACTAAGGAACATAGAGTCACGCATAAGGTGTGAAGAAAAGATCCTATCAATCGTCTCGGTGGAAACAACTTCACCAACAAGACAAAAGGTAGGATGATCTCTTAACACATCGTGCATGAATTTCTGCAAAGGCTTTAAGACAAAGGTACGAAACGGAGGTGACTTCGTTATCACTCGCACCTTTAACGCCTCGGCTAAACCGACGGTCGTGACGTGATTAGGTTCACGTAAAGCCTTCTCAAGAACATAGAGGTAGAGTCGACAGAAAGCACGTCGAATCTCTACATCATCCCAGGCCAATTCTCTAAGACTCAGGTCTTCCAGGTCAAAGAGAGGTTCCAAATGCATATAAAACTCCAAATTTGGATCAAATCCCTTCCTGTGCAATGCGAGACGAAGAATAGATGAAATATCAGGGTCATCGTAAAGGGGTGTAATAGAACCCCCATTAGCACGGGAACAGACGTAATTAGCTGAAGTTGAAGGAAAAAAGGTTTTTAAAATGGCCTCTTCATTCCAACAGCTACCGTCGAACACTTCGAGACAACGGCGTCGGACTTCATCTTCGATGAAAGAACGACTATATATCCCTTGCCCAACAGTTTTATACTGGGCAACCCCATCAGGGGTGTGGCATACGCCAGACTCAGGAGATATATTATCCTCCATACAACCTGTAAAAACAGGTGTAGAAATAGAACCGTATGGTAGATTCTCAGGAGTGTTCGCAGGGTGAACAAATACTTTATCAATCATATCATTCACCCCTACGTCAACTCGTTCATCAGATGGGAGGGGAAGCGCTCTTTTAACGTTTCCCATAGAACTTAAAAACCAATCCCATTTGGTAGGCGAATCTCGTAAACCTGAGCTCCGATTACGCTTGGAGCCATTCAAGGATTTACGTTTAAGATAATTCAAATAAGAATTCGCTGAACCGAGTAAGATTTTTCCAACCTTGAGCCCGACAATCGCTTTAGGGTCAGGCAAGGTATCCCCCAGATGGTAGGAAATAAAAGAGGATATCACTAATTTCAGGACATCTATCCAACCATCTACTTTACTAACCTGTCTGGTGAGGGTTAAATAATAAATGACAGTGTCATCGATCTTAAAATATTGGTCATTGAAACCAAAAAGTTTTAATAAGTCGATGATAGGTTTCAAACAGGTTGCAATTATACGGGCATCCTGACTCTCCATGAGCGAAGTATCCTGAAAATACTTCGCCAAAGGGGTCGGGATGGGTGGCCATTGGGCCTCCACCGTGGGCCCGGATACGGACTGATAGCTATTTTTAATAGCATCCGTAATCTTTCTGCGCCATAACTTAACCTTTTTTTGGCGCGGACGGTACGTTCCGTCCTGGGCTGGTAAAATAGCTGAAACATA